CGTACCCGAAACGCCAGTACTGGGTTGCGGCAAATGAAACGGGACTGGCGTACCGGCAGGAATGGGCGTGTCGGCTGTTGTGGCCGTAACGCCTTCACCAACGCGAATGTAAGCATCCGTTGTGCACCACACCAGCACACCCTGCGGGCCGGTAGGCCAAGTGGTAGTTACGCCTGCCGTCCCTGTATAGGACACAGATTTGGCGCCGTATGACGCATCCATGCAAGGTCTAAGAAGTTCCATTTTTTACCTCACGCCAAAAAGCGCAGCTTATACAGGGTTGATAGGTATAGCCCAACAATCTCATCAATAATGTTCTGAATCGCGGTACAGTCTTTATCGACTACTTTATACCTGTTGGATTCAATTTCTTCCATTTGCTCTTGCAAGAATTCTACGATATTAGCCGTCTTTTTGGCAGCTTGCAGAGTAATTCCGCCAATTAAACCATGCTTGCCCTGATACGCATCGGCAAACTTATCGGCCAAATCGACAATCTCTTCGTAAAACGTCTGCAACGCCATGTGTTTTGCAAAGCTGCGAGTGTTTAGATGCACGGAATGTGCAACGTCGCGGCTTAAGAACAACAGCCCTACAAAATCAGCGCACTTCATTGCATCCCCTCCATGGGTTGCGGGGCTTGCTCAGGCATCATCGGTTGCGGTTGCTGGCCCATGTCCTGCATTTCTTCACCCGGCAGTTCTTGTCCGGGCATTTCAGCCATTAGGTCGCCGGATGTAATCATGCCGTGTAGGGTGCCCATTACAATGTCTTGGATTTGCTCGGGCGACATACTGGCTTGCACTGCGCTGATCCGTTGCGTTTCGGCTTGATACGCTTTGACCTGAGAATCAAACTCTTTAATCTCAATGTCGCGTGCTTCCATCGACTTGCTGACGTTTTGCAGCATCTGGTGCAGTTGGTCAAGTTCTTGACCCATCGCTTGCATTTGCTGTTCAGCCGCTTGCAACTCCGGCGATTTATCGCCATCTTCCAGCAGCTTCGGATCAATGGTCTTTTTCAGACGCGCTGCGAGTTCATCCGCACCCGGCCAATCCATGTTCTTAACAAACAGATCGCCCGCCACAGCCCACAATTGCGGGCTACCTTGCAGAATCTGACTCATGGCATCCATTGCTTCCTGACGCTTGGTCATGTAGCTCGGGCCAGTGGTCACGCATACATCGTATTTACCGATTCCGGGGTTGTAGATTTTCTTTAACACAACGCCAGTTTCATCCACAATCTTCTTGACCGGCTCTTGTTGCGTCGGATCAATGGACGCCATATCGGTGGCACCATCCATGCCAATAATGCGTGCAATTCGCTGCGTATCGTAGATCTTAGGGATCATATCCACGATTTGGCGCGTAACGTGACGCACGGCGCGGGCCAAGTTATCCACATAGTGATAAGTGCCCGTATCGCCTTGCTTCTCGCGTGCCAGAATAGCCCGCCCGGAGCGTTCGTTGCCCATCATCCCAAGACTGGCGTCATACTGACCCGTCGTTGATTTAATGTCTTCAGAGGCCCCCATTTTGGCTTGAATAAGCCCTGTTTGGGCCATCGGAGGCATGGCACGTTGCGGCAACGGCAGAACAGCGCCTTGACCGTCGGTCACGTCAGGATTGACCTCCAAATAGGGCCAGTTCTGCGTGTTAGCAGTTTTCCACTGTTGCTCGTAGCCTTCAAACTGACCGCCGTACCCAATGAACGGCGCTTTGGGGGCAAGCGCCAACATCTCGGCTTCTTGGCTAACCCAATAGTTGTACATACGCTGCGCGTCCTTGGCGTTACGCACAAGACCGGACATATAGATGCGGCCATCAACTTCAAATTCGTTACCCACGACCTTCACGACGGGGATGTACTTGCCCGCCCATTCGCGTTCTTCAAGAATCTCGTAGCCGTTGATCTTGCACCATTTGACCTTCTGACGATCAACCCGGCGAGTCTTAACAGGCTTCATGCCCATAGACTTCATCTGCTTGTCTTCAGGCGAGCCTTCAAACGCAGTTTCATTGCCGTAGTACAGATTCAGCGTAGCCATCTCATGGTCAATGTGGAAGTATTCGGCAATCCGAATAGTGTTCTCATTAAGCCACTGATTGATCGACTGATCGCCCACACCCATTTGTTGCAGCGTCGTCACGGGTGACGCATCCGGAAACATACGCTCGTATTCTTCTTTGGTAATGTCTTCCGTGATGAAGCACCATTGGGCATCCGCGCCGCAAGGGTCTTGGATCATTGGATCCATGTATACCGAAAAGCTATTACGAACGCGACCAATCTTGATGTCTTGGTCAAACGTGTTCTCGTCGCAGTACTCGGTCAGGATACGAATGTAGCCTTCGCCGTATGCCACCTGATTCTCACAGGCAGTGTCGTAGGCCACGTCAGCGTCGGAGATGTATTCAATGTGCCGAACGATGCCGTCAAAGATCTCGGCAACTTCAATGTCAGCTTTGTCGTCAGCGGGAATGACCTTACCGGCTGGCCGGTTCTGGCGTTGGTCGTTTGTAACCTGTTTAACGTGCTGTGGCAGCTTGTTGATGGTCAGGCAAGGGCGAGCATTGATCGTCTGCCCTTGCACCGCGCCACGGGTCGCTAGAACATCCGCAGGCCATTGCCAATGGTTGTCTGGCGAACCCGCAAAGAACCGCAGATCGTCCAATTCATCTTCGCGGCTTTCAGAATAGGCTGAAATAGCCAGATTAAGCCTAGACCGCGCGGTTGATAGCAGTTCTTCGTCACGTTTTGCCATTACTTACCCTTTTTAGGTGCCGCAGCTTTACGCTGAACACTATACGCGATTGCTAACGCTTGTTTCTGCGGTTTGCCGTGCGCCATCTCAGTTTTTACGTTCTTGGCAAACGCATCTTTGCTAGTCGATTTTTTCAATGGCATATCAACTTCCCATCCATGAATTGATAACGCTGTTACCTTGATAAGTACGCGGTTTATTCTTATCAGCATACTCTTTATGGGCAACAGGAAATGCAAACGTCACTGCCAGCGCGTCAGCCGCATCCGGAGATGCCAATCCTCGGGCTTTCATCTCCTTTTTACCTTCAAGGAAGATAGTCCCTTTGGAATCCGGCTTCTTAGTGGGGCCAATAAGGTCTGATTTTAACTGCCGATCTGTGGGAATACTAGCAGTTCTCAGCCATTCACGCATGGCGCCCCACATCTCAGCCCGCCGATTACCCCACATAATGGGTTTAGACGACTTCCAACCAAAATTAACGCCTCTAACCTTGTACCGCTGCTCGGTTAGCCGATCCAAAATACCGTAACCCAACCCGCCTTCATCAATAACCGTCAGCGCAGGCCGGAACTGCTCAATCGCCTCAATTACCCGCCCCACGATAGTCATGGTGTCCTCACCCTGATACCGTTTGATCGAGATAATGTCCCGCCCCTGCCGCGCCAGTATCACCGTCGAGTCAGCCCCGCTTCGCGCCGGATCCACGCCCACGATGATCGGCGCACTAGTGTCCTGATACCGTGGCCGTGCCTGCGCTTCATCGACCAGCACCGGCGAGATGAACTGATCCTCGCCCGCGCTGGGGAACTCCCCATACACTTCAATCCGCGCTTGGCTGGAATCCTCGCCGTACTCCGCGATGATCTGCTCATACACTTGTATGTCCGTACCTTCGACCGTACGTGCATCAATATTGCGCGTCTTCCAGAAGTTACGTTTCGAGTTAAAGCACTCGAAGAAGTACCCCGTGTTGCGTCGCGGGTTACTAAACGCAAACCAGTACCGATCCAGAATGTTTTCAGTGAAGAACCCCGCGCCCACCGACCAGATTGCGTCCGGTATGCCAGACGCCTCATCAAAGATCACCATCATGCCGTCGTGGTTGTGCACCCCCGCATAACTATCCGGGTTTTCCTCCGACCACAACTTACCCTCAGCCGACCAGTAGCGCGTGCCCTTCTTCAAGTCGCGCTCAACCAGTTCCGTGAGCCACTGCGCGGGCAGCAGCTTGGTCGCCGAGATCTCCCACCAATGCGTGTTGATTGCCATCGCCGCCCACTTGGACAACTCACCCCATGTGACTGAGCGTAGCTGCGCCTCACTATTAGCGCTGACGATGACCGTCGCACCAATCCGCGTCGTCAGCATCCACAGAATCAGCCAACTGACCAACGCCGACTTGCCAATACCGCGTCCTGAAGACACCGCCTGCCGCAGGGTGTCCATCTGCAACTGGCCTTGGTTCGCCTTGATGTGATCGCCGATGCTCCGCAGCACATCCCGTTGCCATTTACGCGGCCCGCTAAACTTAGCCAAGGGCGTGTTCGGCTGACCCCAAGGAAATGCAAACAGCACAAACGCTTCCGGGTCGTCCTTAATCTGTGGCGACCACAACCGAGTCATCAATAACTGTTCATCTTCAGACGAATAGATCGGCTTCTGCAAAGCTAACCCCTAAAAAAGTTAGGATGAAAAATAAGCGCAGCAGAATCGTACGCCGCGCCCGCTTCTTTAGCCGTTGCAAAATAACCTAAGTATTTAGGTACATTATTTACCCAAATGCAAGCGCGCCATCTTTTTGTGCGAGCAAAATAAATGACGCCTTTGTAGCCGGAAGTATTGTTGCATGGGGCTGTACGATTGTGTTGATTTTCGCCTTTTGTGACTGCCCTAAGATTATGAAACTTGTTGTTTGACGGGTCGCGGTCAATGTGATCTATAACCAGCGGGAGATCGCCAGTCATATATAGCCAAGCCAGTCTGTGCGCGTAATATTGCTTTGCATCTACGCACACTTTTTTGTAGCCATCTGCGCGGGTAGTACCTGCAATTCTTCCGTTTTTACGGGTAAAAACGCCGGTATCCGGACTGTAATCCAGTAGCTGTTTAAGCCGATTTTGAGTTAAAGTATTTGTAGCCATTCACGACCTCCTGAGTCGATAGATTGGTTAGAAGCCCTTGAGTGTTTGCGCGCTCAAGGGCTTTGTCAATTATAAAGCATTACTTTAGAACCTCACCCTCAATGACGCGCTCTTGCGCGGCGTGTAGCGCCTGCGTGATCGAAATGCGCGTATGCACATCCACGTTGATCTCCTGCTTGGGCGTCCAGTCGTGTCGGTTCTGAAGGATCGCCAACGCTGCTTTGATGTCGCCATCCATTGCTGCGTCGTGCATTACTTTAGATAACCGCACTTCTGCGTCTGCTTTGCCTTTTAGCGCCGCCATCTCTGCAACCGAATCTATCTGACACAGTTGCCGATATTCGGATGGCAACATACCAGCAGCCAGCGCCAATGCGTCGCCTTTGAGTCCTAGCGCAGCCGCATCATAGATCGCCTGTAAGCGCGTCTCTGTGGCTTTTAGCTGCCTAGGTGAATGAGGGATAGATAGCATCATAGGCTTTATATAGCACTGTTTTGCGCGGTTATAAAGAGTTCTACAGACTTTTTGTTATAACTGTAAGAATTTATCGTACATCTAAAAAATAATATCAAAATTTTTGTAAGGAACAATCGTACGACTTACAAACTAATATCAAAATTTTTGTGGCCCCTCCCATAACTGACCACGACCTGCGCCGGCCCTACCCGGGGGCCTGTTTGCACAATGCACAACTGCGTGGCTTGCAAACTGCATCGAGCTGGCGGCGTGCGGCTAACGGCTGATGTGCAATATGTGTCATGCAAACAGATGACACATATGACACATAAGGGCTGATGTGCCAATGTGCCGTTTGCGCGCCCGGTTTGCAGTCGCGCTAGGGCGTAAGGTCTATGTGTCGTATGTGCCATGCAAACAAAAGACACATACGACACATGGGGAGGGCTAAATGCGCGGGGGTTGGCGGGTGCGCGGGCGATGTGCCATTGCATACGTCACTCATGTGCCACCGCTTGGCACATCATAACTAATTGATTACGCAGCTAAATACGCCCCGATGTGTCAAATGTGTCACTTTTTGCTGTCGGTCCAGCTATATAGTAGTACTACTATACGTATACACAGTACTTTTATTATCTATCTATCTATCAATCTAAAAGAACACATTTGACACATCACAGCAAAAAAGCCTTATGGCTCAGCGCCTTACCCATGTGCCACCGCCCCAAAATTCGCGACTCATAAGAGACACATCGCGACACATCCCTTTTCTTATGTGTCAAATGAGCACTTCTTTCAAACTTTGTTAAAAATTCTCTTGCATGATGTCAAAACATCCCTTACAATAGAGGCATCAACTAACGAAAGGAAACGAAATGCTCACAGTAACTTTATCCGACGATGTAAGCAAAGCCGCAGAAACAGCAATTCGCGCGTATCTCGATCGCGCAGTTATCGAAAACCCGTCGCTTAACGGCGCTGAAATTGCCATTGTTCGCGGCGATTACATTTCGATAGATGGGGCAGATGAAATTGTCGGCGCGCAATTGCTAGCGGCCGTACATCAGATCATCACCGGCGTAGATGCCTTTTAATAACATCAACTAACAGGAGCGCAAACCATGCAAACGAAAAAACTTAACACTGAAGACATTATCGACGTGCGCAACATGATCGAACGATATGAGACGTTGGAAAACGAGATGACTGTATCGGACACACTGGCAGAATCACTCGCCCTTGCTGCAATTCTTGATGACCTCAAAAGCAACGGCGGCGATGAAGAATGGCGCGGCGGCTGGTACCCGGTAACGCTCATTCGTGATAGCTACTTCAAAACGTACGCGCAGGAACTCGCAGAAGAGTGCGACATGATCGACGAAAAAGCGCAGTGGCCGATGAACTGCATCAATTGGGATCAGGCCGCTCTTGAGCTTCAATACGATTACACGTCATGCGACATTGGCGGCATAACATACTGGTATCGCTAATTATGACTACATGGAAAGACTACGCCGCCGCTATCGCCTTCGGGCTAGCTTTCGCGCTACTAGCAGCGCTATTCATCTAAAGGGGTTTGATATGCAGATAACCCGCGCACAAGCGCGCTTCCTCACTCTCACCGGCGCCGCTCACGTAGTGGGCACGCTAGGATCGTTTCATCTACTTAACACAGGGGAGTTTTTTAAATGATTGATAATCTTAAACACGCGGCCCGGAATGACGGCGCATTTATCGGCGGCGGCGCATTTACGCAAGAAGAATGTAAACAAGCCGCCGCCCTGCTTGAAGCCGCGCCTGACTTGCTGGCCGAGTTAGTAAAAATAACAGATGCATATGCTCAGGCAATGAAAGATGCAGGCGTTACGCACTACCCTGAGGCGCTTGTGGTGGTACGGCAAGCCCGCGCTGCAATCGCAAAAGCTACTGGGGGCGCAAAATGATCCGTTTTACGTACGATTACGAGGGTATCTTGATCGACTGCCTTCTGGAATACACTCCCGCCGTTATAGGCGCACGCGAGCGCGGCATGGGGGGACTACCCCTAGAGCCGGATTATCCGGCATCTACCGAGCTTCTAGAAGCCCGCGTGGGTAACATCGACATCCTGCCCCTGCTACGCCCTAAGACGATTGAAGACATCGAATGGGAGGCGCTACTGTGCTGCTAGCGGCGGCGGTCGCCGCGCTTATCGCTTATCTACTCGACCTATGACTACACAAAGAAACGGCCCCTTAATTGGGGCCGTTTCTCTTAGTGCTTCACCGCGCTCACTTTACTTGCCGCAACGCCCCGCCCACTACACCGGGGGGTGCATCTTCTGCCATCCTTCGCAGGTCTGACTTGCTGTGTAAGGCGATCATCTCGGGAGCAACGAAAACGTGCTTCTTCGTCTTAAATTCGGTCGACGTAAGCCGGCCCATGTCTACCCACCCCGCATCTTTAAGCGCTGCGAATAGGGCAGATTGATGAACGCGAATACCAGTGGACGTGCTACCGATAAGCCGATCACAAACGGCGTGCCATGGGGCACCTATCACGCCTTTAGCAAACTCGCCGATACGCCTTTCCATCAGCTCGACAAGGTGCGACTCCACACCGGAGCGGCCGGTCTGTACCATGATCGCTTTTGCTTCCGTCATAGGAGGAGGCGCGGCCGGGTTCCATCGGCTCACGTCGCGGCTTGCCAGATAACCCGCCACGGCCTCGAACCCGCCCGACTGATACCACGCCCACAGCGCACTAGCCTCACGCTCACTCAGGCGACCAGCATCCGACCACAAGCAAAACCACCGGCGATCGTCACTAGGTATCGTGATAGCAGCACGCTCATTGGAAAACGCGACCACCAGCACGCGGTTTAACGCGTCATAGGGGTGCGCTCCCTTACGGTGAATGGTTAGATACTCGGGCGGGGCTGCAATCACGGGCTTGAGGGTGTTTTCAAGCGCGCGACGATCCTTAGCATCAGACTGCCGCAGCTCTGCGATTTCCATCACTTCGCACTCCAACGCGTAACCCCACTGCGAGGTTAGCTCTTCGGTGCGCACAATGGAACAATTGTGTTTGCCCTTACCGCCTACCGCGTAGAAGAAAGGCGCGAATAGGGTGTCTTTACCTGACCCGGGGTTACCTCCTAACAGGACGGCGTGATTGATCTTAACGTCGGGGTGCTGCACTTTATGGGCCAGCACGTTCAAGAGGTGCTCGCGTTCATAATCTTCGGGCACCATACGGTTCAAATGCGCTAACCACGGCGATACATCGGCCACGGCGGTAGCAGGACGGGCATCCTGCCAGCGATTGCCATATACCCGACCTTCACGGGCCACCAAGACGGATTCGCCTGCGGCATAGGTCAAACCGTCCAGCACACGCGCGCCCATCGCCTGCCGATTTTGGTCGTAGCAGCTTGACGCTTCGATTTTCGTCCCTGTGTGGATACTCTTACAGGACACGTGACGGTAAAGCGCGTCAAAAGCGCGGCGCGTCAATACCCGGCGTTC